GCCGCAAAAGCAGCAGGTGACGCACATGATGAGGGTTTAAGAGCTAATACGGCCGCTTCACAGAAACACGCAGACCAGAAGCGGATATTTGAATCCTCCAAGCACAGCGGGGACGCAGCGTACTATAAAAATATGAAGGCTTTTAATGCGGCTGGAGGTACAGGAGCAATGAGCGCTGCAGATGTGGATGCAGGTTTGGCTTCTCGGGGTATGGGTGGAATGGCAGGAAAAACTATTTCTGAAAAAAGACAGGCGCTCCAAAGAAAGCTCGATGAAGAAGTTCGCATTGTGACAGAGCGAACCAAGGCCGCTCGAGTAGACATGAATGCTGCAAAAGCACAGATGAACGAGCAAAAAGCTCTTACTAAAGCTAAGGGGGACGAACGTAGAGCCGCTGAGGAAGCTGCTAGACATGCGAAACAGGCCGCAGCAGACAATAAAAAACAAAACAAGGGGATGCGCGGGGCCGCTAATTTCATAGGTAAAAACGCTTTCGGCGCGCAAATGATGCTTACTACCGGTGCTGGTATAGCTAGAGGAATGGTGTCTGAGGATAATCAAACTGCGCAAGGGGCGATTCAGGGCGCAGAAACTTTTGCCCAGTTCACTGCTATGGGCGCTATGTTTGGTCCTTGGGGCGCAGCAGCAGGCGCAGCAGCAGGCGCCATGGCAGGTCTAGGTCAAGCGATGGACAAGATGAGCGACCCAATGCCAGCTTTAGAAAAAAGTCTAGCTGGGGTGACAGAAAAACTAAATAGAGCCAAGGGGGCGGGAATGGATTATCTAAAAGCTTTGGAGGCTCAAGGCAAGGTATTAGATGGCGCAGAAGTAACTGGAGATGATTTAGAAAAAAGTCAAAAAGCTGTATCAGACGCATTCAAAGAATTACCCGCCGACTTAAGATCGAGATTCGCCGGAGTAGTTGGCGACTCAGAAAAAATCAAAAAAATCTTCGGAGAGATGACGCAAGAAATGGCTAAACGGCAAAAAGAAATGCAGGCTGTTGTAGCTAATCAAAAGGTGATCGAATCGGGTAAGGGTGGATGGTGGACAAAACAATGGAGAAAAAGAGTAAGTGATTCTAGGGATGACTTTTTTGCTGATGACGCTGGCGGCCAAGCTCAGATGGAGATGATGGCTGGCTCAGTATTTAGATCGATGGATACTGAAAAAATGAAGGGGGCAGCAGGTCAGCAAAGATTAGAAGATCTACAAAATGCGATGTCCAATATGACCCAAGAAGGCAGGGGCACTGGTGGCGTTGATGACCTAGTAGAGGCGATGAAAAATTTTGGTGCAAGCGAAAAACAACTAAAGCAAGTTAAGGAAATCGCTAGTAGAAATGCGGATGAAGGTAGAGCGATGGCCGAAGAGATGATGAAAGGCGTGGTAGATATTAGAAAACACTGGAAAAATGCTCCAGCTAGAGAACGAGCAGCAAAAGCAGCCAGAGACGCAACAGAAGCACACGCCAAGTCTTTAAGGGATATAGCTACCTTAAGAAAAAGGCTAAATAATGCCATGTCCGTTCATATGCAGATTATGAAAAAAGCTGTGGAAACAGAAATGAAACTTGCTCATAATAGACAGAAATTCATAAGAGATATGGGGGTTATGAGGCTATCAGGAGCGAGGGATGTAGCTAAGCCGTTCTTGGGTGAGAGGGAAAGCATAGATTGGGAAACGCAGATAAAAGGTAGACAACTACAGAACACTCAATTAACTCAAATTTCTTCAGCTATTCAGAAATCTATGAAAGATGGCTTCAAGGAGGCTAATAAACTTTTAGATTCTACGGGTAAAAGCTTGGTTGCCCGCTCAGAAAAAGCAGCGACCGAAAGGACTACAGAAAGTAGAAAAGAAAGAGATGCGCAAAAACAAGGTCAATTACAAAAAGAATTGATGCCTATACTCCAAAATTATATGGAGGAAATGAGAAAGAATAGTACTAGCTCCGAAGTAAATAGAAAAAAATTAGTCGCAGATTTGACAGGAGCAATACAAAGAAGTACTGGTAATGAAGGTCCAGCTGCGGGGACAGCAGCATTAGTAATTGCAAGCAAACTGCACGAGATTCAGGGAGATCTGGGAAATAGATTAGCTCAGATTCTTCAAGAAACTAACATGCAGAGAATCCAGCAAGAAGAGCAAGCTAAATATCAAAAGCTCGCGTTAGAGGTCCAAGAAAGGTTAGAAAAATTGGGCGGAGCGAAAGAGTTCGTTGCTGAAGCCGGGAACTATGGTTGGTCAAAGAATTTCGATAAACAAACTAAACTTTTAGAACAAATATATTCTACTACTGGCACGGCGCGTACTGGGGGCATGGGCGCAGGGAATGTAGATAGAGGGAGAAACTCAGCAATGCTCTTAGAGGGTTTAATAAACGATTTAAAACTAAGGGGGACTGGGAAAGACAAAGGGAATATGCTTGGTAGTGGCGCCTTCGGCCCACTTGGAGGTCGAGCCGTAGCGGGTAGGGCTCTAGATATAAAGGAACAAATTGCGATGTATCGTAAGATGACTGAGCTTGAGCTAGGAGGAGCCTTAGGCAAGGAAACTGGCACTGAGGATTTGGAAAAGAGCTTTAAGGCTGCGGAAGATGACGCTGGTAAAACTGCCGCAGATCAAATCGCTGCACAATTTAAATTTCAAGACATGCCTCAAGAAGTTGAGCGGCTGAGGGTTCAGGCTGATTTGTTAAATGAGATAATGTCATCTCATACAGATCAATATTTCAAAAATAACGAAGAAGCCTTTATGAACGCGTTACAAAAATCAGGGCTTAACGCAAAAAATCTTGCCGACATTGAAAATAAAGGAATAGCAGCGACAGTAAAATCTACTGAGGTGAGTATCGGCGCTCAAGACAGATTCACAGGTGAGCTAATTACTGCTGGCAGTACTAATTCCAGCATGATCGCTAATAAAAACTGGGCTGGGTTTAAGGCTTTGTACCAACTACTTGGAAAAGGCGAGCAATTAGAAGTTTTAACTGCATTAGAGAATAAATGGAAAGCCCAAACAGATACCATGCGCGCTCGTGGAGCTAGTTTAAAGGAGGGCCGCAGTGGAGAGTCAGTTGACGACTTTGTTCTTGATAAAAACTTTTTTGGCCACACAGGAAACCTCCGTTTTCAATCAGGAGTAGGTACTTTGTCAGCTTTGGGTAGCGGCGTTGGCAATACAGGTGGGTTTGACAGTATCGTAGATTATATGGCGCAGAACCGTAAGGCGGGCGAGAGGGGGCACGAACTCGCAGCAGCGATGCCCGGGGTTCAAGGGGGTTTATTGGGCACGGGTCGGGGCGGTTGGAATGTAAATCCACAGCACGACCGGGGACAAGCCTCTGGAGGGCGAGGGTGGCACGTAGAGGTTTCTGATGCGCAGTTCGCAGACATGACCGCGGAGCAGAGGGCAAAGGCAACGGTAGAATTCCAAGCAAAACTTCAAGCCGAAAAAAGTTTACAAGCTTTCGCAAATCTATCTAAAATACAAGATCACATTCGAACAGGACAGAGAAGTGGAAGAATCTCTAGGACAGGGCAAAGCTATGATGTGGATAAGCCCTTTGACCAATTTGATGATGACGGAGCGTTATTGAATAAACACACTAAAGGGGCGCGTGGGTTCATAGGAGGTTTGGGGAAAATTGGATCATATCGTCTACCCAAACCGGGTGAAACTCCGTTGATGTTTAACCAGACAAGTGGTGGCACCGATGCTGACGCGGATAGGATGGGCTTTGCTAGCGCGTTAGCGGGGCGGGAATTCGATATGCCCATTGCCGGAAAAGCTCGTTTACACCACAAATGGGGGGGCGCTTTTAGTGATACAAATAGAGCCAAAATGCAGATGATGGTCCAGCAACAAATGGGGTTTAATCTGCAGAGTAAAAAAATTGTAGATCAGATGTTCGGAAAAGGAGCTTTTGAACAGTTAAGAACCGGAAAAACTGGGGCCGGTACGGTTTTTAAGGCTGACGCAATGGGCGGAGGTTTTAGTACAGCAACCGGAAGGACTCTCACCGGAAGTCAGATGCAGCAACTTCAAATGGCTGCCGGAAATGTGAAACAATTTACCCGTAGTGGATTACTTACTGGCGACAAAAGGTTTTCAGGAGAGACGGGTAGCTACCTAATGAATCTAGCACAAGAATCAGGTCATGGAACCCGAGAGGATCTCGCCTTAGATCAAATAAGCGGGTTAAAGGGGGTGGGATTTAGGCATGATAAGGCAGAGAGTCACATATTAAAAAATTGGCTTGACACAACTGCTCAAGGAAATAAAACTTTATTCATTCTTCTGCAAGAATCTCAAAAGCAATGGGCTAAAGAAAATATTGCGACTGGCAAAGCAGAGAACATATTGAAGGATAACACGACGAGGCTTTCCCATAAGGCCAAACGCGATCAAAAATATTACAATGATAACATAAAACTTTTACAAGCAGTTACTTGGTCGGCGCATTATAAGAACTTGGCTAAAAAAGGTCAAATGCATGGAACGGCGGGGATGAGTCAAACACATAAAAACATAGCTTTAACTGGTTTTGATGCACTATCTACCCAAGGACAAAAAAAAGCACTGCAAAGCCTAGATCCAGATCTTCAGAAACAGTTTTTGGCGGGATTGTCGAAAGACGACGCTGCAAAGTATGCTCATTTGCTACGTAACCCAATGGAAGCTCAGGACCTTACGCAATGGCAGGCTGCAGAAAGACACGTAGCGAAGATGAAGCCCGGCGAAACTCCATCGGCGTATATGCAACGGATAAATCCGGCAAGCGCGTTAGGTGGTTTGATGATAGGGGATGAGTATTCAGCTACAGCACCTGATCTTAAGTCTCGAGACGCTTCTAGGCAAAAGTACGTTAACGATCTCAAAAAGTTGGTTAATAAATCAGAGATGGCGCTCTCACCTGAGCAAGCAAGACTTCTAGAAGGCAGGGGGCTGGATATTAAAGATGGTAATTTAAGTTTCCTTCAAGATGGTAGATTAACGAGTCAACCGTACAATACCGTCACAAGCGCCCTAACAAATCGACTGGGGGGTATAGGCCAACAGCAATCGGCCCTTGACAAGATAATAGCTTATAAGGAAGCAAACAGAACAAAGCATACTTGGGGGACTGCTGCGTCTTTGACGTTTGGAGGTCAAGCAGGGAAAGACCGCCAAGCTAAAATAGATGCAGAACAAAAGCAAATCGACGAATGGAAAAAACAAAAAAAGGAATTAGAGAAGGAGTCCATAGGCCTGAGCGGCTCGCTGAAGGCGCTGGCTAAATTCGGCGAGATGACAGAGAGGATGAGGAAACAAAATGATAATGCTAAAGCGCTCGCGCAACAACAGGCAGCTTTATTGGAATTAGATGAAGACGAAAAGGGTAACGCAGAGAAAAGAAAAAAGATACTTGATGATATTATAGTACTAAAACAAGAGGCTGCAGATAGGCAATGGAAGTTAGCGAGAAACCAGCTGGACATGCAATTGGCAGATCCAACAAAATTTGCAAACGAAAAGGCCGCTGCCGTAAGGAATACTACCAACCTAGCTATTAGAAGTGGAAACTACGACTTCTTTGAAGATACCATGGCGGAAATCAAAGAGAGTTGGCATTACGGCACTATGGAGATGGATCGTGACGTTAATAAGCTGTTCACTAACATGGCTGGTACGTTTAGGACTGGCGTTAAGAACGCCTTTAAGGATGCTATAACTGGTACAAAGGATTTAAAGGAAGCTTTCGGCGGTCTCTTCCAAGCTTTATCCGATCAGGTGTTGGATACTATTATGGAGATGGCAACTAATAGATTATTATCGGGCCTGATGAGTGGTATAGGTCAGGGGCGGAAATTTGCCAGAGGTGGAGAAGTAACAGGGGGAACTGGGACTAGGGACGACGTTCCCGCTAGATTAATGGCTGGTGAATTCGTAATTAGAAAGAGCGCTGTTAATAAATACGGTAGAGATTTCTTTGCGAATTTAAATAAAGGAGCTACTGAGCAACACAGCTTAGGAGGAGTAGCTGGTCTAGCGGCGATCGGCGGGCTGGCTGCGTATGGCGCGAGAAGGAAACCTACGGAAGCAGAAAAGAAAGCTGAAGAACGCCAACGGAAGATGTTGGATAAGCATAGGGGCCTAATGGACGACGCAAGAGCCAGAGGTCTAACCCCGGGAACCACACAGACAGATAGGCAATTTAATGTCGCTAAGGGCATAAGAACTACCGGTAGTTCTGCTAAGGTAAATCTCGCAAACGCATTTTTATACAACGATCCAATGTTCGCTTCCGCCTTCGCTGGTAAAACACATGGGCAACTGGGCAAAGGTATGTTCTCCATTAGTAAAAGCGAGGGAAGTAAATTCGACATAGACAGAAGACTATCGAATAAAGCTCTAACAGATCCAGATAATCCTCGTAATCAAATCAGAATTGAAAAAGAAAAAGCTTTATGGGATTTCGAGAAGAGCGAAGCTAGTCGCTATCAGTCTCATAGAAAAAGTATAGATAAATGGAGGGAACAAAAGAAAGACAGAATGAAGGCTGCGTACATAGCTGCTGGAACTTCTTTGGCTACGGGATGGTTAAGCGGCGAAGGTTCTGGGTTTAGTGGCGACTTTTCTGGAGGCAAAGGAGGCAACGTAGGGGGCAAATTGTGGAAGGGCGGCAAGAAAGGGTGGAAGAATTTTAAATCTGGAAAATGGTGGGAATCTCGCCCGACATGGATGGGAGGAAAAGGTCGAATAAAGCCCGGTTACGGAAAGAAAATGGGATTTAGAAATCCTGATGACTTACACGGATTAATGTCTGATAATGGCTTCATGAAAGGTAGCGGCAGCTATAATTATAAAGCCTATGCACAGGACCATGGAGGCTTAAACTGGAAGAAACTCAGAGGCTGGGCTCGAAGGGCTCGAGGAGGGTATACTCAAGATGACATACCTGCTCTTTTAACGGGCGGAGAATACGTAATAAACAGAGACGCCGTAAGCAGATACGGTAGGCAATTTTTTGAAGATATCAATAGCGGACGATCCACAGGAGTTCAAGGATATAATAAGGGTGGTTTCGTAACTAAGAGGGGGCCCGCTGGATCTCCGGCAAACTCAGCAGCTTTAGGTAATCAAAATAATAACGTAAACGTGACGGTTAATATCGATCAGGCTGGAGGAATCAGTTCAACTATCTCTGGGGGAGGAATGGGCGAGAAGGAAGGAAGAAACTTCGGAGAGCTTATTAAGAACCAAGTAATGAAAGTAATCGTTGAGCAAAGAAGACAAGGCGGAGTTCTTTCTCCAGCGATGCTAAGAAATGATGTTAGGACGAGCGGCTAATCTGAACACTCGTCGCACTGATCTAATTTATACAACCTCTCTTCTAATTGTTTAATTTTCTTATCTAATTTATAGAGCGCTTGATTGTATACTTGATGATTTATAGATGACCCCCTGTGCATGAACGGCATTTTCATGTGGGAACTAAAGTCTTTAATGACCTGATAATCTACATTAAATTTAGACTCATGTGGATAATTAACTTCAAGAATAATTTGATATTTATCTACTGAAATTTTTACTTCATGTACTCTAGGTGGCAACGGGTGATCTAATTTTATTTTTGTATTACCCTCTTCAAAAGAAATAGCTGTAATTGTTCTGTGCTCTATAGTCCTGTTCTCTATTAACTCTGTTTTTATTTCAATGGTTGCATTGGATCCGAGACCGTTATCTAGCTCACATATATTATCTGGAGCTACATTGTATATACCATTGCTCTCTAAAGATAAACTTTTAATCTCGCCGTTTTCGTCAACCTCTTCTACTTTTAAGCTGGCAGGAACATCTACGCCGTCGTATGAATTAAATTTACATAGCCCCCCGTGAGGTTTTAATACATCTCCAACTTCGTACCCCGTTCCCCCAGATTTTATCTTTACGATATCGGAAACTTGGTATTCTTTATGGGTAATAGTTAAGGTATCTTCAACGGAAAGTTTAATATTCGTATCTTCCCTAACAAGAAGTTCTTCGTTTGTAGATACTTCCGCATCTTTAATAAAAAAGAATTTTTCTTTCTTTACAATTTTTAAAAAATCTTCGTCTTCGCCTAGACAGATAAGATTGCCGGGTTGAATGGCTCCCCAGTCAGCCTTGGAGGACGCTACAACTTTATTGGTGTTCTCTACTACTGACGCAGTATACCCATACGTTTTTGTTACTTCTATACCCATTATTCAACCTTCTTTCCGTCTCTATATTCTAAGTGACTTATATTATCATATATATCATTTTCTGGCGGAGATGCAAATGCTTCCGCCTGTATTCCGTCTGAATCGTCAGGGGGAGAAATTGTTACCACAGGCTCAAGTACATAAGAACTACCCATTTGAGTCATTTCTATAGACTGAACAGATCCATCTTTAATTAACGCTATGGCTTTGGCGGGAAAGCCGGGGTATCGTCCATCAGGTAGAGAAATTTCTACTGTTGGAGGGGTGGAGTATCCCGAGCCTCCCTCATCTAGCTCTATTCTAAATATATTATTATAAGAATTAAAAGCAACAATATCTTCTATTCCCATCTCAGGTAAATAAGCTGATAATAAACTGGGCAAATCTCTTAAGTAATTTTTAATATCTATTATATGCTGTTTAGTTTCATTCGATTCATAGGTATCTTCTTCCATGGATTTCATGAATTCTAAATCTAATTTTTGCAATAAAATTGATCTTTGTTTTCTGACTTCTTCTAGCTTGTGATCTATAGCCATAGCTGTTTCGTCAAGAGACTTACTTTCTTCATCCCAATATCTAGCGTACTGCTCGGGGGTATATTTAGTTCTGCTAAAGAAGTGGAACCCCGCTAGGTCTGAAACATCTAGCTTTTCGGTTTGCTTTATGCTTTCAAAGGCGGTTTCAGCCTTCTTGCCAAAAGGTACAGTGTATATTCTTTGCGCTCCATCCTTGTAAATAAGCATTAATATGTCATTGAGTAACGGCTTCATGATTATATATTCTGATAAGGTTGTCCATCAGCGCTAAATACATAAGAAGTAGCGCTGTATGTTGAGTCATGTAGGTCTGGGGAGCCTGCATGGAAGTAAGCTGATTGATCTACAATAGAGTAATCGTTATGAGTTACTACTCCAAAGAATGCTTCATTAAGATATGAATCATCTATCATTCTACCCAAGTGCACATCAAAATAAGTTCTCTCTTTAATTAATCCGCCGAATCCTTGTCCGAAGCCAGCGGGGTGGTGGTTCCATACTCCGGGAATATTTTCGAAAAGATCGCCTTGGTCCATCCAAGATTTAACTACCTCGGTAAATATACCTGTTCCGTCTTTTGCAAAGAAAATGTTATCAGTTAAAGCACTCTGATTATTACTTCCGGGCCAGCTTTCGTACGGACCATTCCAAGCATTTACTCCTACGACAGAGTAGGACGCTAACCCGTTAGGCTTAAATGTCGGGGGTAAATTGTATGGATCGAAATATACCCTGAATCTTCTATAACCGTATAATGGTCGATCTGCATTAGCAATAAGATCTCCTCGATGATTGTAGGAAGGAATGTCGTCGTCTTGTGGCTGCGAGGTAAGATGTACGCCCGCTTTTTGTCCTACATTAACAGTGTTTGCGTTGGGCATTCGTACTGCCCCGGTCGCTATATAATTCGCATTTGGGAAATTGTTAATGTCTACATAGATATCTTGATCTACGTCTAGCGTTTGATAATTATTGCCGACACCTTGGCCCTTTTTACCTTGCCTAAATCTACACCTTGAAATCGAGTTAGAATGATTAGGTCTGTGGTATCCGTTACCGTCGATATATTCACTCATTACGCAAGAGTATTCAAAAAATCCGTCATATTGGTAGTACTCATCTACGTCCTTCTGGGTTAATGTCTTAACGTTATGTATACCGTGCCCTTCCCACTGCCCATTTACATTGATTCTAATCCAGTATTTGAATCCTCCTTCGAGGTTTGCACTGGTGTATTTTTTCTGAGCTAATGGACATGAAAAGATCCCGGAGCCCATACCATCTAACTCAGAGCCCATACCTCTGGCCTGAGGGGTACCGTTATCCGTGTCTGCTAAGAAAGCTCCAGTGAAACAGCAGTCATCTCCTATGTTGGTCGTATAGGGGTTTTCGTACATCTTGTACTGCTTTGTCAAAACTTGACCATTGCTCCCAGTTGTATGCCTGACAAAGCCTAGATATAAATCGTCGTCCCAATCTCCATACTGTGATCGATTTACTGGATCTGCTTCGTAGTAATCTTTTGTGGCCTTGTCAAAGCTGTCGTAAAATTTGACCGCCATATAGTATTGAGTATTTAAGTTAAACTCAAAGGGCGATGATCCAACGCTGTCGGGATGAACTATAATTCTCGGGGCTTTACTGTTGGTAGAGTCCTCCAAGTCGAATGGAATTTTAATAATTTGAAATTGTCCAGAGCGATGATCGAATTCTTCTTCTGTAAGTTTTAAATATGTTCTTGAATAATTGTCTGGCTCATTGTATTGGTCAAAATCTCCATCTGCTCCGCCAGAGAAAGGCTGGGCAGATAGGTAGATGTATCCTCCTGCTAAGTCTGGGACGGTAGTTTGCATGATATCAAGTACAACATTGCCTTGAGCATCCATGTATTGATCTGTGGTCATTACGTCTGTCATGCCGCATGAACTGTACGAGCATTGCTTACCGGGTCTTCCTACATCTGTTCTTGGCGTGAGAAAATAATCTCTTGGTCGTGGGTTTTCTACTTCTATGATATCCCAACCTTGGGTGGAGTAATTTCCTCCCCCCGGAGAATAGTCTGAAGTATTTCCGTCTATATCGACCGCTATAACTGAAAGATCATAATGTCTATATGGGCCATTGACCGTGCTTAGGTTCCTTGAAAAAGAGAAATTAAAAACATTTCCATCTGAGGAACCTATAATAAAGTCTCCTAGCGCTGGCATATTAGGGGTAAGCCCAGCAGAGTTAACCGTGTGGATTCTTATTTTATAATAAAATTCAAGATTGCTAAATTGTGTGTTGGGATAAGATGTGTCAAAGGTAACTACGGCGTTCTTGTCTGTAGCGTGGCCGAAACTTGATTGACTTACCGACCAATTCGGATCTGTGGGGTCTTCTTCAATATACTGCCCAACTAATCTAAGAGAGTGGAGTTTTATATCTCTTACTGGGAAGTGGTTTGTAACTAAGATATTATCTTCTTCATATCCAGCAGAAAGGGTGGAGGCGCTATTCACCGCAAATACTCTAACGATATATCCAGAATTATTTCTATCGGGTAGATAGACTATAACTGGATCAGTGTTGTTATATTCACTTAAGTATACTGTTGTCCATAAGAAGTCCCCCTTTGGTCTGCTTCCCCAATCCATATCTGCCGCATCAAAAGTAGAACCCGCGCCGAAAGATGCCGACGGGACTCGTTTAATGTATATTCGGTATCCCACCGTGGTTTCGTTTGTCATGCTGGGCCTACCAATAGTTATCTTAAGTTGCTTGGTGTAGGTAGTGTTCGGCATGGTTTCTTCAACAATAGATACGCTCGCAGGCTTATTAGGGGCAACTGTAGACCCTCCGTAGCTGGGTGCAGTATCTATGGGTATTCCTGATTCTATTGAAAGGTATTTTTCTGGTCTGTGCTTGAGCGTTTCTAAGGAATATCTAAAGTCTGCGGACTCTTTAATGGACACTACGGAATAAAGGTCTTCTACATACCTTCCCGTCTCTAGTAAAGTCCATGTTGATTCGCCTGTTAATAATCCTGAGGCAGGATTAAACATCGTAGTTCCACCATTATATTGTATGGATGTTCCGTAGATAGGCCCGTCTGATCCAGAGTCAATTATTACATCTGAAAAAACATAATTACTATCGTTCGGGTCTATTCCTGTTGATTGTATTTGGGGTCTTCTTATATCAGAAATTTCTACTGTATCTTCTCTGAACGTAGTGGAATCTTCCGTATCAACTAGAGAACTGTCATAATAATAAGTAGGCGTGGTCAGCGTAATCAAATACGAAGAAGAATAATCTATTCCTGTTAATTGCCTGTCTAGAATGACCCCCGTCTCGTTTGCTCTAATAGTTCTTCCTCCTTGGGACGAGGCGAATCTATTCGAGTCTGAAACTTTAACAATATCTCCGGGGCGCAGAGCCATGGCTTCTGGGCCGATATTAAATTGGCACATCTCAGTTTCATTCAACTCTGTTAAGAGCATCCATCTTCCGAGCCTCTTTGCTTGAGATCTACTCGTACACCCAAACGCGGTAATCTCTTTCTCTATAACTCCATATTTTCTTATACCCTCGGTGTCTTCTACGTATTCTATAGCGGGAATATATCCCGCTTCCTTATCGTTGTATCTTACAATTATGACTGTATTTCTAGTTTTCTTAGAGCTAGAAGTATAAGTAAATAAACCGTTTTCTACATTGGAGTTGGTGAATTGAGCTATTGTTTTTTTGGGGCGATCTTGTACTGCGTGTATGTTCCCTAGCCCGTAATAAATCATGCCCCTAAAGATGCTGGCAAAATCTTTTAATACTTGATAAGCTTCTTCTCTAGTATTTATTAAAACATTACAGGTAAATCTAGGCTCAAGCTCTCCTTCGTCATTTGGTACAAGTGTGTCGCAGTATTTTGCTATTTCCCAAAGAGTCCATTTATCTATAGTTAAATTATTTACAAATTTTCCTAGGCCATACCTCTTATTCGTAAGTAGGTCGTAGAATACCCAAGCCGGATTGTCTGTCCATTGTTTCTCTGCTTGAAATGTCCCGTCCCAGTTGGGCTTGTCAGTATTGGGGTCTACTGGGTAATGTTTTTTTATCGGATCGTATCCAGTGGGGACTTTGACTTTTTGTAAGTAGATATCAAACGCTCTATTAGGGATTTGAGAGAAATATTCTGCGTTAAAATTCATGGAGATTAACGAAGAGTTGGGGTAAGATAATTCGTTGTTGAAAATTTCAGTTATAGAATCTACATAAGATTGATTCGTTACATGAGCTTGCATCGAATCCGTGGTGATTCTTGTGACTTCGACTTCCCATCCCACTAGATCATCTCTGTTCAGGTCATCAAAGTCTGGGTCTGAGGTAAAGTCTATTTCCATTGGATGAAGATAAGCTTGCCTGATAATACCTTTTACTTCTGACTGGATCTTATTGTTTATTGGGTACCAAGTTTTTGCGACATTAAGATCTGTTCCTATTCCGATAGGGGTACTATAAATTGGCCTGTACCTTACTCTAAATGTAAGTTTAGACCCAACCATCTTTCCTATCTGTTCTATCTCTGCGTCGGTTGCATCTCGGGTTGATTTAGACCCTATTACATCAACCGTTCTTTTTGTCCAACTTAATGCGGGTATTCTAATATTTACTCTGACTTTGCTAACTTCTCTATTCTTGACCGCATATATTTTACTGTTATAAATAAATGGATTTTCTTTATCTGAGTCGTCTGGCCCATAGAGTCTTTCGTTTAATGTTCTGGTTTTTTCTAACTGAGGGGTTTCGCCTACAGCGAGGAAGTCATCCCCGTCTCTGATTCCGGAGGGGGTCCCGTGAGTAAACGCTACTTCGACGGTTTGAAAATTATAATATCCCCCTTCGCTTACTATTGGTGTGTCATTTAAATATATGGATCTTAAAAAACATTCTGGCCACGCGCCGTCTTGGTATGGCTCAAATTCTACATCTGTCCACCCTACTTGCCCTAGTTGCTGTGTTCCTTTGGGTATATATTCTCCACTAACTAGTCCACCAATCTCTCCTTCAGTGATTAGGTCTAACGTCTTGGATACCGTCCTAGAGGTGAACCAACCGCTAGATCCGTCAACTTGCCCAGCATATACTCCCTCACCGGTATGGTCAAACATCTCTACGTTTTGACTGCCAAATACGAATGTGTTTTGTGAGGACTGTTCTCCGGTATTTATACCATAGATCGGAATCCCCTGAACAACGTTTATATTTGTAATTGTGCGTTTGGTTGACATAGGTTATAGTTTTCCTGCGTTTCTTACTAAAATATTTTTAATCCCGTAGGACGCCATTATAACCTGACTTCCAACAGTAAGTCTTCCGTAGCCTAATGGAACGGGCCCTCCTTCATTTATTACATTAACTGGGCCGTTGAATAAATAAGAATTAGCCAAGGCTGCCGGGTCCGAATTGGGATTAGTCATTTGTCTCGCTTCAGGCATGGGGGGAGGTTTAGCTAACATATTCGCTAACCCTTGGGTGATTAAAGATAAGGAGGCCATTATGGAGAATGGGTTGTTAGCAAAACTTAATCCTACTACTCCTAATATAATTCCACCCCATGCGGAGTCAAAGAATCCAGAGCCTTCTAGTACAGGTATGATATCTAGTTCTTTTAAGTTATCTCTTTCTATGTTTAGTTCGTTGTTTCTAAGGTCACCATTAAATTCTACATCTTTTCCGTCTATCAGTACTCTGTATTTTGCGTGGCGTTTGTCTTCTCTTAAGAAATACTCTCTAACACTATCTTCTGTTTGTACGTTTACTGCGTGAAGCGCTTCTGCTGCGCTTTTAACGTGGAGCTTCCAAGTTTTTTTGCCAATTACTTCGCCTAGTTCTCCGTGAAAATTAATTTTTATTGGTGCGTTCATACTGGGAAATACTCCTTAAATTTATCGTGCTTTATAGAATATAATATTGTTGGAAAGCCATGAATATCACTTATAAATTTATCAAAATTTGAAAATTCTGATTCATGTTCTGTGTGCGAGTGATAATATGCAACTATTTCTCCAGTCTTTGAGGCGGATAGATAGTCATTAGGGTCTATTTCGAAGAAGTCATTTTTATTTTGAGCTCTGTTTCTGCAGGAATAGGCGTCTAGCATCCCCTCCTTCTGTACTATTAGACCGCAGCATTCTTGGGGAGACTCCTTTAAAGCATGCTCCTTGATTTTATTTTTTAATTTATTATTAAAATCTATCATACGCTTATTCTCGTGTTCGTTCCCGGGAATCCTCCGAAATTTAAAAATTTATTATTATAAGTTTTACCTGCTCCCTGTGTGTTTTTGGCTGACCCTGTCGCTCCGAATCTCTGTTTACATCCCCTCATGGTTTTCGAGCATCTATCTGGAGCCCAGTAATTTACATTAGGTGGGGGCGCATATGCTGGTACAGGTTGCGAATAGGCGGGGGAAGAGGCATAATTTCCTTTGGCTACGAAGTAATATTTCAATCCATTTTTTTCTATATATACAACTGCTCCTGTGCTATAAGTTTGGCTGGGGTCGTATTCGGATGTGGACGATAACGTGACGTTGTCTGGATTGTATGTGCTTATAATTTCAGATATTTTTTGGTCATCTTCTGTGGCTATTGGTGGGGCAAAATCTGGTAGATGATCAGTAGCTCCAAAAATTTCTTTTTGTTTCAGTAGCTCTGCGTTTGTAGTTTCTTTGAATTCATACGAACACCCTTCTCCTCTATATAAAAACGGACATCTACTCGATAAAACGAAACGCCCCGGTAGTTTGAAATTCTCCATGTCTTGATAAGACGCTAATTCAAATGACATGGCATTTTTATCTTCTTTGGTTTTAGAATCTACAAAGTATGTTTCCCTAGGAAATTGGGCGTGAGGATCGGGTGATTGGGCGACATTGGGGATCTCGTTGGTAGCGTCTAGATATTTCGCTAAGGTTCTAATTCTCGTGACCTTTGCTCCAATTAGATTATCTAAATTCAGAATGGCAGATTTTAATGCTGGCCAGACATAGTTGTTGGGGTCTCTTTCTTCAGCCTCCTTTACTCCCTCCATCGAAGTCATCATCATCGTGGGACGAGGCAATTCTCCGGAGGAGCTCATTTCAAAGCCCTCCATTAAAATCGGCATCGCAAAATAAGTATGGCCGTCGTATTTAACTTTCTTACCTTCCAAAATTTCCATGTTATGGAAGGCTAATATGTCTCCCTCAATGAGAATGCTTTGGTTAAGGTTCAGGTTCTTTTTTATTTCAGATATATCTATTTCAAAAAGCGTGATTAGCGAGTCTGGCGTAAGTCCATGCGCATCTTCCGCAACCTTCTTCATAGAAGTGCGGGCTTCGCTGGGAGTCATTCTTACAAACGGGTCTTGTTGTCCCATTATGAAACCTCCTCAAACGACGCGGTAACCGTAAAGTTGTCTTTGAAGACAAAATTAGACGCCCAAGTTTTGCAAACGAATTTCTTAACTTTTTCGTATGGGGGCTGAGTTTTGTAATAAAACGTTTCTATCGCGTGTTTTGAGTCTAGGAAGTGCACAATGGCTGCAGCTTCTTTTTCGTCCCGACCATCAAAGGTTAATTCTAGTCTTAGCAAATGGGTGTAAACTCCATCTTGGATTCTCTGTTCGTATCCGTCTCCGAAACGAATAGCATTAACCCTAGGGCTTTGTGATATATTTGTACCATACGAAGGTGTCCAGAGGAAATAAGGCTGGTCTGCTGCTAGGTTTGTAGAATAAATTACCCCATCCCAATAAACAGAACCTTTCGCTGGCGTATAGGTAGTGCCGCCATTTGTATGAGCTTTAGTACAATACCAATAAAAATTACCATATTTTACTATATCATTTACTGTAAAAGAGGTAAAATTAGGGGAAGTACCTGCTGACCAGTTCTGTATATTATAGATTGATGCCATAAACCTTATTCCTTGGTTTTATTTACACTTATTATAGTGTAAATTAGGTTAAAATATAGAAGGAAAAAGGCAAATGGTTCATTCATTCGAAGATATTGTAGTTAAAGTCGGTGGCGACGAGATTTATTGTCAGAGCGCTTCCGTAGATTATAGTGCATCGGTCTCTCCAAATATAAATACAAAAAGTAAATATGGTTTTTCTTATCATCCGGATTCAGCGCCTCAAGGTAATATAAAATTGTCTTATTACTTAACTGGGGTTGATCCAATGTATAGTTATGTGATCGATGAAAACCAGTCAATTGCCGTAGACGTGGGGGGTCTGACCGTAGGCTCTGGGTATCTTGGGTCTTATTCATTTTCCATAGAAGAATCTAACCCGTTACTCGTGGACGTATCGATAAGTTTCTTTGAAAAAATGGGAGGCTCTTTGCAGGCCTCCCAAAGCTCGTTAGGGGATATTGAGTTTCTTAATTCTGTCAATGTCTCTCTCTCGAATGGAAATTACATAAGTCATAGTGATTTAACTAGTCTTAGTTATGATTATGGAACTCAAGTGGAGCCGTATTATTCAATCGAGGAGGGGCATTCTGATGATGAAATTCTTCCTAGTTCCGTTAAGTTTAAACAAAAGGAAGTAAATCTTTCATTTAAATCTTACAAGGAGGAGATTACTATTCCGGTTACTGGGCTACACGAAATGGTTACAATAAATTTAGAAAACAGAGCGGGGAACACTGTAGCTTCTTATTATGTCAATGGAATTATAAATGAAAAAACTCTGGGCACAAGTTCTTCAGAGCTTTTAGAGCATACCTACGGAGTTGACCAAGCTAATCTCGGTGGTTCTTTACCTATAGCAGCCTCGCTGTCAGACTTAATGGTTGACGTCGGGGATACTGTGACTTTGGCTGGATCAAATCTCGATGGACTAGAGTCTGTCTCATACTTGGGGTTTGATTGCGAGGTAATATCAAATAATGCTGTTAGTATCGTGTTTAAGGTAAGCGATCATGCTTATCTTTCAGGCATCGGGCCAGTAGAAGTTGCAACAAAAGCTGGATTAACTTCTACGTTATCTAGTATGCAAATAACTGGTGACTCCACCTCTAGGAGTTGGTCTAACGCTCTATTTTGATTTAGGCTTTGCTTTTTTCATTCGCTCGATAAGCTCAAAGCATTTTATTTTAGGGATATCTCCTACGGATGAAAGCTTGTCTGCTCCGTCAAACTTTTCTTTTTCAAGCTTAGATTTAACTATGTCAAATCCGATACCTTTCGACTTCATTATTTCTGCCAGCATATCTCTTGGGTCTAAAGAATTGGTAGATTCTTCTTGCTGCTCTGAGACTACATTAGTGTTGCCAAGCTCTTCTTGGGCTACAATGTTAATCTTTAAGAAGTTGCGTACGCATCTTACAAAAGATCTATTCTCTGCAATGGGCCCCAGAAAATGCCTTGCAAAACTTTTTGTATTATTAGGGGAGGCATCTCCTACCGATGAAAACGAAACTTCTCTGCCTTCTGTTTCGTAATTAGGAATCCATGAAATACTACATGCGGAGACAACGTAATCTGAAGAAGGGGAATGTATGTCGTATTTAACATCTGTGTAGCCCCTGATTTGAGCGAGCTCCTTAATTCCCCCTAAAAGGATAATTAATTGGTAGTCTTTTAGCTTGGTTACATCTGTCTCGCCGTTAGAGCGATCTTTGTTCGCTACAAGGAATTCGGGCCTAATCATTTTCCGCCAATCAATTAGCCCTTCATCAGTGAAGACATAATCTACACCCGTGATTAAACCATTCGAATCGCGTTCTATTTGTTTCATAGAATAATTTTAACAAAAAACCCAAAGGGGATCAAGCTTTTTCTAGTATCCAATAATGCTCAGATTCTTCCCAAAATTCTTTGGAATCTATAACGGGTTGAATTGGGCATTTCGCTATATTTTCAACCGGCGCGCTATAAAAGGAGGAGTCCTTGGATGCATAACAGAATTCTCCTTTAATGGAGAAAGTGTTACTTCTAAAGTAGAGCTTTTCAATATCTTTTCCATCTAACTCTTTAATGGATTCTTTGGTTGGTAATTCTATTGGATGTATTTTTCCAAAATCTAAGAATTTAAGTTTTATATCATCTAGGTCTTCGCCCTCTTTATCTGACATAATTAAGAGGTTTACTCCCAACTCTTTTATCGTGGTTAAGTAATCTCCATTAGTATGCTCGTCTACTATGTAAACAAATTCTCTGATATTTTTCTTTAACGAGCTTACTAGTCCCGCGTTTATCTCTTTGTTAGTTACTATAGAGCACGGGCCTCTCACTAACTGCTGGGTCATGGATTTTTCGTTAAAGTCTAAGTCCATTCTAATTATTAGTGAGTCAATATTTAGAGCGTCTGTGTTTTCCATCCAGCTTTCTGGTATTAGTTCTACTTTCTTGCGGTTAAATTTTGGTCCCATATATAAGGTCTTATACGGAAAACTAAAGTCTAAATCTAAAAGTTCCGCTACGTTCCGAGCGATGTCTTCTGGTCTAATCTTATTGATAGTTTTGGGCGACTCTATGTTTGAGTAGGAAGGGTGTTCCCCCTCCGCTCGTTCGGGTTCCAATAGTCTGACTCTATTTTTTTTGCTCCAATATGGGCCGCACTCAGTTGGGTGCATTATGTTATAAAGCGCTACGATCTTTTTATCGTATCCAGAAGCAATATGCACTGCACAGCTATCCGTCCCTAGGTGAAGTACGGAGTTTTTTATAAGATATGCCATCTGGTTAATGGTCGTCCTGCCTCTCAGGTCGTAAGTGCCGGGGACATGGCGCTCTTCTCTTGAACCCAGTTGCATTACGTTAATCCTGTTTTTAGTAAGAGACGGCTCTAGTAAGTCTAATACATCTTTCCAATATTCATAATTTTTACTTTCTTTGCTGTAGGGTTGAAAGGTAATATATTTAGCCTGTGAAGCTAAAGGGAAAAAGGCTTCCATTATATATGGCTTATCTATCTTGAGACCAGTGTTTAATGCGTAGCTTTCTAGTAAATGCATATTAGGATTCTAAAAGTTTAATGGTTAATTTATAAATTATTAATCCTAAAATATAGGAAATGGGGAATACTGCAAAATTATCTACAAAAGCACATAGGCCTAATGTAATCCAAAAGGAAAAGCATAACGGACAAGTTACTAATCTAATAAAAAAGCTATTATGATGCAGCTGTAAATACATTATCCAGTCTAGGGTGGGGTCTTCCTTCTGCTTCTCTTTAAAGTCGTCAATATAAAAAAACTTATTGCCACTGAAAAGGGTCGCATATTCGATAAAAGCCTCGCTATGAAGCCAAACTAGCAGCACTACGGCTGTGACGCATGGTATAAAAAGAAATTCAATCATACTATTTACTTAACATGAAATAAATTAATATCAAATTCAAGAGATAAATCAAGCGAGGAGTCGTCTTTATCATAAAAGTCTCTAAAAATTATATCTTTGACTCCATAAGATGCTATTGTTTTCAGGCAATCGTTGCAAGGCAACAATGTTACTGCTAGGAAGGAGCACTCCCCCGGAGAAACATATCTGAGGGCGTTAATTTCTGCATGAATAACCCTTTTTCGTCGTTCGTCTCGGTTAGACCAGTCTATGTTAATTCCGGGGGGAGCCCCATTGTACCCTAGTCCAGCAACACTGTTGTCCTTCCTCATCGCGCAAGCCCCTACTTTTACGTAGGGATCTTCACTGCGAAGAGAGGCAACTTCTGCTAGCCTAAGGGCGTACTCTCTCCAGTTGATTCTTCCGCTGTGCATTGATTTTCGCTACGGGGAGACTCTTCCTCAAGGAGGACGCTCTGGCACGATTGTACAGGCATTTGATAAACAAGCTCCGGTCTTCCCGTGTTATTCATAACCTTGTCTACCACTTTTAGTTCTCCGCTCTGTGAAGCAGATTTAATTTTATTTCTTAGGGAAGACGCACACAGTTTTCCTCTTTGGGTCTCTAGTAAGTTCTTGAAAGTGAACTTAGATTGAGGCCAGTCAACTGCAATTTTAGGTCTACCCTTCTTGCTCATGTATTGTTGCATGGACACATCTTAGTACTTATCCAAAAAAATATCAAGTTTTTTTTCTAAAAAGGAGTATCATAAAATATGACCATTTTGGACGCAACAAGCCTACTATTCGGTTGGTTCAAGGATAACGACTCCTTCGAATCGTCAAAAGATTTCTCTAAATTAGTATTAGTTACTGATAACCCCCAAAGGGATAAGGCGGCAGTTATTTTAGCTTTAGAGAATTTACAAGAATCTGAAATTCTTAAAAAGAAAGAGCTAGACGAAAAAGTTTATTGGATACTAAACAAACCTTTTGAAACATATGAACAAACCGTTAACGTCTCGCCTGTCCTTGCGGCTTCTATAGCTAAAGTTGTAAATGATTATTGTGAGTATTTAGAAGATCAAACTGAAATGGTAGACCCTACTAATATAAAAGAAAAGGATATTCAAAATATGTTGTATATCTGCACAAAGTTTTTAGAAGATAACTCTTGACTTAGATCTGGTCAAAGGGTACTTTCTTTTCTAAAGGTGAAAGTCCTTTTTATCCTGCTGAGAGTCATCAGATAAGGTTTTCCCAAGACAAGCCGAAGTATAGTAGGGGGACGGATTGGTCTGCCGTCGCATCAAGGGTGACTTCACTTCATACAGGTGATAAAAAAACTCACGGTTAGTTACCGTGGCAATGCCCCGGCGTGTTGTGGTTAGTCGTTGTAACGGAGGTTTTAAGCACAGTTCCTCCTCCCAATGTGGCAGACGATTTCAGTTGTAAGGCTGATGTTTGTATGTGTCCCTGAATGTCCCATCAGAAAAATCACAGGGCCTCAGAAGGTGAAGGACATATAGTAATGACATAACCCCTCTCTAGGGGTTTTTGTCGTTATTTCCTAAAAGGTGATATACATATCTCACCAAAAAGCTGGGCGTTACTAAAACGTTTAAAAATAGATAGACAAGAAAATTTATTAAAATATATATAAATATAAAGTGGTACGTTTTTTATGCATGAAACATTATCTAAATTAAAGAATCTTGGATTCAATCCTTCTAACATTTTAGACATAGGAGCTTATCATGGAAAATGGGCAGAAATGGCTAAAAACATTTTCCCAAATTCAAGGATAACCTTGATAGAACCGATTCAGTACGAAGAACTCAAAAGACTTACAGAGTGGAATTTTTCCTGTAAACATATCCTTCTACACGAAGACGTAAGGGAGGTTAATTGGTATGAAATGAGAAATAGTGGAGACTCAATATTCAAAGAAACAACTTACCATTTTCAAAATTGCGCACCGCAAAGAAAAACGACAACCACATTAGATATTGAATTTGCTAATCATTTTTATACTGGACCAGAATTGGTTAAAATAGACTGTCAAGGGGCGGAGATTTCCATACTGAAAGGTGGAAAGAATATTATTAATAAAGCGGAGGTCATTATACTAGAAATGCCATTTTTCGGTAGATGGAACGAAGGAGCACCCACATTTGCAGAATACATAGGCTATATGGATAGCATAGGATTTGAGCCGTTTGACATAGCCGAATACCATAAACATGAAAATGTTATCTTTCAAGTAGATTTTGCTTTTATTAGAAAGGGTCATAGGTTATACTTGGAGTTTCAGAGTAAAATTTCTGATATGGGGAAATAAAATGTCTGATAACATAATAATAGGACTTAGTGGATATGCAGGTTCAGGTAAGGATTTGTTTTATAAATTAATTAGTAATAAAATTAATATTAAAAGATACGCCTTAGCAGATGAACTCAAGTTAGATATTAGAGATCAAATTAAAAAAACTCATGATATAGACATTTTGACTTGCTCCAGAGAGGAAAAGGACTCCATAAGACATTTATTAGTAGAATACGGAACAACGAAGAGGGAGATAACTAATGGTAGATATTGGATAGACAAACTGAATGAAAAAATTTCACCAATTAAAGAACATGTATGCATAACTGATGTGAGGTACGCCCATTACGAAAAAGACGAAGCTCACTGGATAAAGGAGGAGCTCGGGGGAGTCCTTGTCTGGATAGATCAATACAGGGTAGACGTCAACGAAGGAGCGAGGGTAATGAATACTGCACCCAACGAAGAAGAAGCAGTTAACGGGCCGAAAATCAGAGCATGCGCAGATTACGTAATAGAGTGGGAATATTTAGAAGATAAAAGTTTGCTACATCACCACGTAGATGGATTCCTAACATGGTTAAATGGCAGAGAGAAATACCGACGAACAGCTTATTAGTCGAATTCAAACAAAGCAGTGCGATACAAGCATTAAGGAACTTATAAACAGACATTCTGATCTGTTTTATTCTATCTGTAATAAGACCTCTCCCATTGTACTAAGGCAAGAAGTCTACAGAGATAAACATTTTGTAATATATAAAGCGGCGACCTCATTCAAGTCGTCCAAGAAAGTAAAATTCTCCACATGGTTAGGAAACATAACGAAATACCATTGCTTAAATTATACAAAAAAAGAATCCAAATACATAGAGTCAGATGAAGCGACAAAGACCTTTTTCTTTAATAGCGTATCAGCGGAACAATACCAAAAGAAGATACTTAATGAAAAAATAGATCATATTTTTAGTTTACTTTCGACGCTCAGGGATAAAAGAATAGTTGAAATTTTTAAGTTGAGATACCTGAGCCCCGAAAAACTTACTTGGAAAAAGATTGCCAAAGAATTCAAGCTAACCCCGCAAACTATAATTACCCTGCACTCTAAAGGGAGAAATTTTCTCAAAAATAAACTTGACGCACAGCCGGATTGAGCGTAAGATAGGTGAATCATGGACAATGAAAACAAGAAATCCGACTGGCAGGAGCGCGAAGTAGGCGCTCTCTGGAAAAAAGATGGAGCTAATCAAAAATATTTGACTGGCCACATCAAAGATCAAGAAGGTAATTCCCAACAAGTTGTTATCTTCTCTAACAAGCAGAAGACAAAAGACACTCAGCCCGACTTTAGGGTTTACAAGTCAGTTCCTAGGGAAGACCGTCAGCAATCCACAGACGACACTCTTTAACTAGAACACTAACTATAATAGCATGTCCTTTGTATTTCACGCCCCTTTTAACTCTGTTTCTTTTGGTCAGGTCTCTACGGCCATTCTGAGGGAATTATTTAGAAGGGGCGTGGACTGCAAAATTTCCCCTTTAAAAGGGAGCGCCAATTTTCAGTCGCAAAATTTGCCAGAGGATTTCGTTGAATGGTTTAAAGATAGAGTGGACGCCTTCCACAAGACGCACGACAGAAAAGATCCCTGTCTTAATTTATGGCATTTTCAAGACTCTATTCACTCACCCAGCGAAAAGCAATTTCTTTTTACTTTTTATGAGCTTGATGACCCGACAGAGATAGAGCTTAATACAGCTAAAAATATGGAGAAGGTTATCTTTAGCTCTAAGTATGCAGTAGACCTTTTTACCTCCCATGGGGTGGACGCAGTTCACGTACCCCTAGGGTTTGACCACCATAATTTTAACACCACTGAAAAGAGTTACTTTGATGATGACAGAATTGTCTTCAATTTGGGTGGGAAGTTTGAACACAGGAAGCACCATGCTAAAATCCTAAAAGCTTGGACTAAGAGGTTCGGAAATGATCCTAAGGTCCATCTGCAGTGCGCTATATTTAACCCTTTCTTAAGTGCGGAGGATAACAACGCTTTAATTAAAAGTGCATTAGATGGGAATAAGTTTTTCAATGTGGTCTTTTTAAACAACATGAAAACTAACGCTGAATACAATGATTACCTTAATTCAGCGAATATCATAATTGGCATGTCCGGAGGAGAAGGTTGGGGACTACCAGAGTTTCAGTCGGTATCGCTAGGTAAACACGCAGTATTACTTAACGCTCACGCGTATAAAGATTGGGCGGATAGATCTAACTCGGTAATGGTAGACTCCCTATCAAAAATCGAATGCTATGACGGGATATTTTTCAAGAAAGGTATGCCCTACAATCAAGGTAAAATTTTTGATTGGAATGAAGATGATTTTATTCACGGATGTGAAGAAGCTATCAAAAGAGTAAAGAGCAACCCCGTCAATGAAGAAGGGCAGAAATTGAAAGATAAGTTTTCTTACGAAAAAACGGTGGATGCTCTATTGGAGCTATTATGAGCGAAACACAATTGGAAATTGAGAAAATTTACGAAGCTAAAAGGCAAGAATTAACCCCAGAAGCTTACGCGGATTCGATATTCAACAGAGAAGGGCTAGACTCTTTCGCCAACGCCTTTAGTGAGGGGTTTAAAAGTTCCCACCCTTTTCCTTTCATACATTTCGAAAACATTCTACCCAGAGACATAGCGAAACAAGTGTCTGAAGACTTTCCCGACCCAGACAAACTAGAGTACTATAGATACGATAATCCACTAGAAAAGAAGATGGCCTTCGACCGCATACACAGAATGCCCCATTCCTTAGCCTCCTTATTTTATCAGCTAAATTCTCCAGTTTTCATTAACTTTCTAGAGAGACTAACGGGAATAGAAGGACTGATTCCTGACCCCTACCTCAGAGGTGGAGGTTTACACTTAGGAATGAGAGGTTCGAAGCTAGATATACATGTAGATTTTAATATTCACCCCAAATTAAATCTATATAGGAGAATTAACGTTATAATATTCTTAAACAAACTGTGGGAACCAGAATGGGGAGGGAACTTAGAGTTTTGGGAGGGTTTTAAAAATGATATCGGAGACCATTATTTACTAAAGCGGAGAGAGAGCATCGCTCCTAGCTTCAATAGATTTGTTTGTTTTGAAGTATCAGATAAATCCTACCATGGATACCCAGACCCAATACGTTGCCCAACTAGATCACCAAGGAAATCGATAGCGCTGTATTACTACACATCCGAAGCCCCAGAAGGCTACGACGAGACTCCTCATTCTACTATTTACGTAAAGAGGCCTAACGATTCAAACGAACACGATGAGCTAAGAAAACAGAGAGCAAAAGCTCGCTTGTCAACTGAAATTAATTCGGATATATTATCTTAGCTATGCCATTGTACACATACATGCACCCTGATACAGAAGAAACGGTTGAAGTAGTACAGGGCATGAAAGATAAGCATTTCTACATAGATGAAAACGGCGTCGAGTGGGTAAGAGTTTGGGAACCCACATCCTTAGCGGTAGATACCGGAGCGTTAGATCCATACTCCCAAGATGATTTTGTGAACAAAACTAGAGGTAAAAATTATTCAGTAGGGGATATGTGGGATCTATCACGAGAACTTCACGAGAAGAGAAAGGCTAAGGACGGCAAGGACAACATAAAAGCTAAACATAATAAAGACAGGGCTAATCAGATGCAAAAAAAACAGCGCGCAAGGATTAAAGCTCAAACTAAACATGCGCAAAAGAAGTCCTAGATACACTTTATTTTCCTTGACAGAAAAAAATTTTAGTAATCCTCTTTTTTTCTTTTTTGCGACTTGGATCACATGTATAATACCATTACAGACTAAGGGAAGATGGAAGCTAAATCAATAAGCGTAAAGAAGAGAAACGGCCGACTTCAAAAGATAGACATTAATAAGATTAATTTCTGTGCGGAAAGAGCATGTTTAGGACTAGAAGACGTATCAGCGAGCGAAGTAGTGCTTGACGCTCACGTTCAATTCTACGATAAAATCCCAACATCAGAGATAGATAAGGCTCTCATTATGTCGGCTAGATCTAAAATCGAAAAAGAGCCTAATTATAGTTATGTCGCAGCGAGGCTCCTTCTAGGAAATATACATAAAGAAGTATTCGGCAGCAGTGTAGACAAGGACGCTTTCGACCACCAGTATAGACTCTCCTTCATTAAGAATATTAAGAATCTAGTTAAAGAAGGAATACTCAGCGAAAAGATGTTGGATTTTGATTTGAAAAAACTTTCTTCTGAGCTATTATTAGAGAGAGATTTCAAATTTAAATATCTAGGTATACAAATTTTACATGACAGGTATTTTCACAAGATAGATAATAGAACCATGGAATCCCCTCAGTCCTTTTGGATGAGGGTAGCCATGGGTCTCGCCATAAATGAAAAAAATAAAGAAAAAAAAGCCGTCGAGTTCTACGAAGCAATCTCCTCATTTAGACTTTGCCCGTCAACTCCGACTTTGTTTAACAGCGGGTCTGTACGCTCTCAGCTTAGCTCTTGTTATCTTAATACTTTCGATGATTCTATAGATGGAATTTTTGAAGGAGCTTGGCAGGAAGCCAGAAAGTCTAAATTTGCAGGAGGATTAGGTTTTGACGTTACTAACTTTAGATCTACAGGTTCACATATTAAAGGAACGAATGGTACATCTAGTGGGCTTATTCCTTGGCTCAAGATTTTCAATGATTTGCTTGTCGCAGTTAACCAAGGAGGCAAACGTCCCGGTGCTGGTTGTGCTTACCTCGAACCTTGGCACCTAGATATCGAAGATTTTTTGGATCTTAAAAAGAATACAGGTGAAGAGCGAAGGCGCTGCCACGACTTAAATACCGCGAACTGGCTTCCAGATTTATTTTTTAAATATATTGAGAAAGATGCGGATTGGTACCTCTTCTCACCTTCCGACGTTAGAGACTTACATGATTCCTACGGGGAGGAATTTAATAAAAAATACAAGAAATATTGTTCTCTAGCAGATAAAGGAGATATAACTAACTTTAAGAAAGTAAGCGCCAAGGGTCTTTGGAAAAAGATGTTAAGAAGCTTATTTGAAACAGGGCACCCTTGGATAACTTTCAAAGACAGTTCGAATATGCGCTACTCCAATGCTCACGAGGGGGTAGTACATAGCTCTAATCTTTGCACGGAGATTTTCTTGCACACAATACCCTCTCAATATGATAAAGGCAATAAAACTGAGGTAGGAGAAACGGCGGTTTGTAACCTTAGCTCGGTGAACCTAAAAGAACACATTAAAGATACCAATAAATTAGATTTTAAATTACTAGCTAAAACAATATCTACACAGATAAGGATGCTCGACAATGTTATTGACCTAAACTTTTACCCAACAGCAGAAGCGAATAAGTCTAACACTAGGCACCGCCCCATAGGAGCAGGAACGATGGGATGGGCAGACGTATTCAATGCATATAAAGTAAGCTTTTCCGACGACGAAGCATCGAGATTTTCAGATGAATTATATGAATTTATATCTTTTCACTGCATATTAAACTCCAATAAACTAGCAAAGGAAAGGGGGGTATATAATTCCTATGAAGGCTCAAAGTGGTCGGAAGGAATACTGCCAGTAGACACTTACAAAAAAGTAATGGATTTTTTAGGTGAGAAGCCTACGATTTACAGGGGAAAAAAGTTTGCTCCTGAAGTAGACTGGAAATCCCTTAGAGCAGACATAAGCAACGACGGTATGCGCAACAGCAACACAATGGCTATCGCCCCGACAGCAACGATCTCTTATATCCAAGGCTGTAGTGCCAGTATAGAGCCAGACTTCTCCACCCTTTTTGTTTATGAAAATAAATCCGGCAACTTAATAATACTTAACGATTGGTTCGTTAAGGAATGCAAGGACAGAGATTTATGGACGCCCAATTTCGTCGAGATGCTTAAATCTGTAGACGGAGACGTACTCAGACTCAATGGAGATGTGCCAGAAGATTTAAAGCGTCGATTTAAAACCGCATTCGATCACGATCAATTTAAATTGATAGACTGCGCGGCTTCAAGGCAAAAATGGATAGACATGGGGCAGTCATTAAATTTATTTAATAATTCCACTTCATTAAAATACTTGAATGATTTATATTTTTATGCTAGAAATAAAGGGCTAAAAAGTACATACTATTTAAGAAATAAAAGCGCTAGCAATATAGAAAAGTCTACCAGCACCTCAAGCACCGAGGAGCCTCAGGCTTGTAATATACTAGACCCAACATGCGAAAGCTGTCAGTAACATAAACCCATGAAAGAGTATAAGGTAACCATAGAAGAGCACGGTAGATACTGCACCTCCTCAGCAGGGGAGGCTGTATCCGAGCTAGGATTAGTCTTGCAGATCTATCAAGATCTCAAGAAACTTGACTCCTCCGCCGAGGAGGATGTCTTAATTCAAAAAATCCTGATGCAAATCTTACTAGAGCATTTTAATGACGAAGAAAGCATCCCCATCCCTCAAGAATATAGAGATAAAGATGAAAAAACAGACTACTATGAACAAAACTGAGATATACTTAACGCAAATGTACGACAGCGTAGACAGAATGAACCAATATGAATTAAATGGAGACTTCGTTAAAGCTGAAGAAGAGAAGTATAGACAAACAATTATTAAAAGAAAATTCTTTGGCGACAGAAAAAATGAAAAATAAAAAAGATGGGATGTTACTAGGTGAAAACTTAGCTGGGGTAAATCAGATATTACCTCATAAACATCAGTACGCTTGGGATTTATTTCTAAAAGGGGTAGCGAACAACTGGAGCCCAGCGGAGATCAATATGTCGGATGATATATCTCAGTGGAAGGGAGACGCATTAACAGACGACGAGAAATTACTTGTCAAAAGGTGCCTTGGCTTTTTCGCTGGAACCGAATCGCTAGTTGGTAATAATTTACTACTTACCGTTAACCGTTGGGTAACAGACCCAGAATGTCGCCAGTACATCCTCAGGCAAGCGTACGAGGAGTCTCTACACAACTGGACCATCGTTACTTGTTGCGATAGTTACGGGTTAAAGATTTCCGAAGTTTATGAAGCGTATTTAAACATTCCATGCATAAAAGATAAAGATGATTTTTTGATGGGTATTACCACCAGTGTTAATCGTCCCGACTTTAACACGAAAACGGTAGAGGGAAAAAGAGAATTTCTTCGAAATCTTATTACTTATTATACTATTTGCGAAGGAACGTTTTTCTTTAGCGGCTTTGCCATGCTTCTCGCCTTGGGTAGACAAAACAAGCTCCCCGGACTTTCCGATCAAATTAGGTACACCCTTAGAGATGAGAGTTTGCACATAGAATTTGGGGCGTATTTAATAAACACCATTAAAGAGCAGTATCCTTCGGTGTGGACAAAAAAATTCGAGCAAGAGACCGTGAACCATATCAAAAAAGCTGTCGAGCTTGAGATAAGATATGCTCACGATGT